ACGACGAAAGGGTTTGCCCGCATTGTGGCCCGCTGGACGGGCAGGTGGTGGGGCTGGAGGAGACATTTCCAGGGCTGACGGCGAAGCTGCCCTACGTCTACACCCCGCCTAGCCACCCCCTATGTAGATGCACAGTGGGCTATCAAGTCTTGGAGAGGAGGGTGTAATGTGGAACAACGTGGTTTTAAGTTTGATGTTAAGTCGATAGACGAGCAGGGCGTTTTTGAGGGCTACGCTGCCGTCTTCGGCAATGAAGACCTCGGCGGCGATATTATTGAGCCGGGCGCTTTCAAGAAGACTTTACAGGAGAACCCCCGGATGCCTATTTTGTGGCAGCAGGACCCAAGAGAGCCGATAGGCGTAACTTTGGAGGCTTATGAGGACATGCACGGACTCCGGGTGCGGGGCCAACTTCATCTCGAGAGTAGCCGCGGCCGGGAAGCCTATGCTGTGTTCAAGCAGGGGGCTCTCAAGGGCCTTTCCATCGGCTACGACGCGGTGAAGGAAATCTGGGAGGGTTCGAAACGTAGGCTGAAGGAAATCCGCCTCTGGGAGTGGTCACTGGTGACCTTCCCGATGAACCCTTTGGCGCAGGTGACGGCGGTTAAAGGAGTTTTGCCGTTCCAAGACCTGCCCCTTGCCGACGAAGACAGGACCTGGGATGCCGATGCGGCCCGGGCAAGGGTGGCGAAGTGGGCTTCTTCGGATGGCTCTGGCGACAAAGACAAAATCGATTGGGGTAAGTACCGCAAGGCCTTCGTCTGGTACAACTCGGACGAGCCTGAGAACTTCGGGAGCTACAAGCTGCCCATAGCTGACGTGATAGACGGCAAGCTCATGGCCGTGCCCAGGGCTATCTTTGCAGCTGCCGCAGCTATACAAGGAGCAAGAGGCGGTGTAAATATACCAGATAGCGATATACCAGCCATAAAACGACACCTTGAACGCTACTACAGGAAGATGGATAAAGAACCACCTTGTGCAGAAAAATCCAGCGAAATGGATATGCTCCTTTATTCCATTATCGGCGCAGCCATCGAAATCAAAGCTGGGCGTGTTTTATCAGCGGCCAATCGCTCCCTTGTGGAGCAGGCAATACAAGCACTTCAGGCACTTCTTGCCGCATCGGAGCCGTCTGATGACACTCCGAAGGACAAGAAGCCGCCAGAGGACGGCAAGTCGCATGAGCGCTTGCTGGACGATGCAATTAGTGAACTAAGAAAACTCTTGGAGGTGACTTAAATGGAAGAGAAAGTTTTAGAGTTGCAGAAGCTTATCAAGGAACTGCGTGAAAAGTGGGAAGCGAAGGAAAAGGGGCTTTACACCAAGGCCGAGTTTGAGGAATTCCAGAAGAAGATCAATGAACGCATCGAGCAGTTGGAGACGATGATTAAGCGGCCACCCGTAGCTGATGGTGGTAAAGATGCTGGGCAGCCAAGTGAGAAAAAAGCCGCATTTTTCAAGTTTATGCGTGAAGGTAAGGCCGCACTTACGCCTGAAGAGGCTAAGGCTCTCGTATCCGATGCTACTGGCCAGATACTCATCCCGGAAGAGCTGGAGGCCGAAATTTACCGTGAACTGCCCAAGCTGACCATCATCCGCAGCCTTGCGACCGTACGGCAGATTCGCACCGATCGCATCCGTCGCCGTAGCCTGACCGAGATAACTGTCGGATGGGGCAAGCTGGAGACCGGGACCGCCATTACCGAATCTACCATGGTGCCTAGCGAAGAGTATCAATACGTTGAGGACCTTTACGGCCTCACCAAAATTGGCGAGGACGAGCTGATGGACACCGACATTGCCCTGGAAAGCATTGTGACCGATTCCTTCTCCCGGGCTATTGCTGAGGCTGAGGACACCGCCTTCGTGGTGGGTACTGGCCATGCCAATAAGCAGCCTGAGGGTATACTAAATGGCTCTGTTGTGGCCAGAGTTGATGCTGGGCAGGCTGGAGCTATTACTGCAGATGATATTCTGAAGCTCATCTACGCGGTGCCTGCACAGTACCGTCAGAATGGCGTTCTGATTATGAACTCCAAGACCGAGCTGGCCCTGCGGTTGCTGAAGTCGAGCGACGGTCAGTACCTCTGGCAGCCCTCGCTCCAAGCTGGCAGGCCCAACACGTTTGCAGGCTATCCCATCTACAATCAGGAAGATATTCCGGAGATTCCTGCCGCTGGAACTGCCGCAGATGTGGTTATCTTCGGCGATGTGCGGGCTGGCTACCGCATCCTCGACCGTCTCGGCATGACGGTGCAGAGGCTCACCGAACTTTATGCCGAGGCCGGTTTGGTAGGCTTCAAGGTGCATCGCAGGGTTGGTGGCGGCGTCATTAGACCAAATGCCCTGCGCATCCTGAGAGTGCCAGCTTAATGCGGTGATGTCTAATGAGAGTGCGTATATTGCGTAGCCTCGCCACTGCAAGCCGGGCCTTTGCGCCCGGCTCCGTGGTTGAGGTGGACGAAAATACGGGACGGGCCTGGATTCGGGCAGGAGTAGCGGAGCAGGACAAGAGCCTGGATGGGCCGCCGGAGGTAAAGAAAAATGCGGGCATTAAGGCTAATAATTCCACCAGCGACAGAGCCAGTGACTCTGGAGGAAGCAAAGCTTCACCTGCGGGTAGACGGAACCGAAGAAGATAACCTTATTTCAGATCTAATCGTTGCGGCAAGCCAGAAGGCGGAAGAGTACACCCGGAGGGCATTTATTACCCAGACATGGGAGCTGGCTGTAGATGCAGTATATGGAGTGCTGTATCTACCCAGGCCGCCGGTGCAGGCGGTGGAGGCTGTCACTCTTGACGGAGAAGTAGTTGCGCCTGAGAACTACGCCCTGGTGGGCTCGGAAGCCCTGCACGTCAAGGTGCCTCTTTATGCGGTTAACCCCGGCGGTGCGGTAATCCGCTATAAAGCTGGCTATGGTGACGCTGCCAGCGACGTGCCGCAGGCCATACGGCAAGCTATTTTGATGCTGGTAGGGCATTTGTATGAGGCCAGGGAAGGCCAGGCTCCACAAGTGGAATATGAGGTCCAGGCTAAAGCCGGGGTCGATATGCCACCAACGGTAGCCGCACTCTTGCGGCCCTACAGGGTGGTGCTGCTGTGAACGCAGGGAAACTGAGGCACCGGGTGACGATACAGGAGCTGGTGCGAGCGGACGATGGTTATGGTGGCACAGTAGAAACATGGCAGAATATAGCTACTGTTTGGGCAGCGATTGAACCTTTACGAGGCAACGAAAGATATACAGCACAGCAGGTGCAAACCGAGTTAAGCCATAAGGTCACTATTCGATATAGAAGCGAAGTTAAGCCACAGATGAGGCTAGTATACAAAGGCAGGATATTTGAGATAGAGGCAGCCATCGACGTAGAAGAGCGCCATCGTTGGCTTGAACTGCTTTGTTCCGAGGTGGTGCAGAATGGCTAGAACAATGATAGTGCTGGATGTGCGGGGTGTTAAAGAAACTATCGCCAAAATAGACCTGACTAACTCGAAAGTGCGGCAGGCGGTAAAGGAGCAGGTAGCAAAATCGGCCCTCAATATCCAGCTTGGCGCAAAGAAGCGGTGCCCGGTGCGGACGGGCGCGCTGCGGAACTCCATCACCGTGGACTTCTACGGTGTCATGTCCGCGCAGATCGGCCCGCACTTGCCCTATGCTCCCTTCGTGGAGTTCGGCACGAAGAAGATGGCGGCGAGGCCTTACCTTTTTCCGGCCTTTGAAGAAGAAAGGCCGAAGTTTGAAAAAGGGTTGGCAAAAGCCGTAAAGGGGGCGTTTGAATGAAATCCCCCCTTTTAAGTTTGCAAAAGGCTATATACGACCGCCTGAAGTCCAGCCTCACCTGCCCGGTTTACGACCACGTGCCAGATGGCGCGGCCATGCCCTACGTTACTCTGGGCGAAGATACAGCAACTGATTGGAGCACAAAACTGGAAGCAGGACAGGAAGTAACACATACGCTCCATGTTTGGAGTGATTATAACGGCATGAAGGAAGCCAAGCAGATAATGGATACAATCATTCAAGCCCTGACTTCGACACCACTAGAAGTCGAGGGTTTTTTTGTTGTGATTGCAAGGCTTGACATGGTAGAAACCATGCGGGACCCGGAAGGGTATCGGCATGGCATTGTGAGGTTCAGATTCAAAATCCAAGAACACGAAGGAGGGTGATTTAAATGCCAGCAATAACTGGTGTAAGTTTTATTATTCAGGTGAATACAGGAACAGAGGAGACACCAACATGGATTACAGTAGCGGGTCAACGGAATGCCACGCTTAATCGTGAGGTTGATGAAGTAGATATAACATCGAAGGACTCTAACGGTTGGTATGAAGGAATACCAACGATAAGGAACTGGAGCATTGAGTTTGATGGTTTGATTGTCGAAAATGATGAAGGATACCAGGCGCTTGAGGATGCTTATATGAACAATGAGATTTTGCAGGTGCAGCTTGTTACTCCAGGTGGGAACAAATATACTGGCAAGGCATATTTGACCGACTTTCCAATTGAGGCTCCATATGACGACAGCGCAACATATTCAGGTACTCTGCAGGGCACAGGGCCTCTAACAAAGACTACAGGTGCATAATGGAGGGCTGATTATGATAGCGCAGTATGATTTGAAAGTCGGGGACAAGATATACCCGCTGAAATATAACAACAAAGCATTGAGGACCCTTGAGAAACAGTTAGGAATGCCTATCACAAAAATTGGGAAGAAGATGCAAGAAGAGGAATTCGGAGTCAACGAACTAACGGAAATATTAAGAATTGGCCTTATACACTGGAAGCCGGATATAACCATTGACGAAGCAGACGAGATAATTGACGAGGCTGGCTTACAGAAAGTTAGTGAGGCGATAGGCAAGGCATTTGAGCTTGCGTTTGCTCCACAAAAGAGAGCGGGACAACCAAAAAAATAGAACACGAAGGAGGTAGCTGGGATTGGGAAAGCTACCTCCTTCAATGTTTAAAGATGGGCCTAACGATAGATGAATTCTGGGATTTAACGCCACATGAGATTGTGCTCATCGCAGAGGCTAAGCAATTCCAGAAAGAAGAGCAGCTCCATCTGATGGCCTGGGCAGTTGCTCACATAATCAGCTATACAGGAAGGTTAAAACGCCCTGTCTCCCCTTCAAAGCTGCTAGGTAAGCATAGGGAGAACAGGATAAAGCAAATAACAAACAAAAAGCAGGAATGGGAAGAGTTAATGCGGATGTTCGGGAGGTGATACTGTGGCAGAAGTAGGCAATATTTTCGTCCGTATAGGTGCATCCATTGATGAGTTTGAGAAAAATATGCGGAAAATTGAAAAGCAGTTGGAAAGTGTGCAAAAAAGGTTTGAAGGCACAAAAGCTATAGGCGAAAAGTTAGCAGATATAGGCGGCAAACTTACTGCAGGATTAACTTTGCCTTTAGCTGCTGTCGCTGGGGCTTCCGTCAAAGCCGCAGGAGATTTTGAGAGCATGGGCCATACTTTTCAAGCTGTATCTGGTGCTACATCGGAACAAATGGCAAAAATGAGCAAATTAGCAAAACAGCTTGGCAACGATATTACTCTCCCGGGCACATCTGCAACGGACGCAGCAGCAGCTATGACTGAGCTTGTCAAAGCTGGTTTGAGTATAGACGATACATTCAAAGCAGTAAAGGCAACATTGCAGTTGTCAGCAGCGGCACAAATAGAAAATGCTGAAGCAGCTACAATCGTAGGGCAGGCTCTAAATGCTTTTGGTTTGTCTGGCGATAAGGCAATTAAAGTAGCTGACTTATTAGCTAACAGCGCAAATGCTAGCGCTGGCGAAATAACAGATATGGCATACGCTCTGCAGGCTGCTGGTGCGGTTGCCAATATGGCAGGCCAGAGCATACAAGATACTGTCACAGCTATATCGCTCATGGCAAATGCAGGTATAACAGGCTCTGACGCAGGCACAAGTTTAAAATCTATGCTGATGGCGCTGATAAGTCCAACGGACAAAGCAGCAGAAATCATGCAAAAGTATGGTATCAGTGTCTAC